ATTAATTACAGCTCAGCCGATTGATCAATATTTTATATGGCAAAATCATTTATATGTTGAATCATGTTTAGAAAGGGGATTTACAGAAGATCAGATTCATATTCTTTTATATAAACCTAAAGGGAGAGCAGATAATAATAATTGGGATAAATTAAAATCCATATATCCAAAACTAAATATTTTTTTATATGAGGATAAGGGTGTGCAACAACATTTAGGAACATATATTCCTATTTTAAGACCACATATTTTGTGGCAACATTTTGAAGCTTTTCCAGAACTACAAAATAGAACTATAGTATACACTGACTGTGATATTCTTTGGACAGATAAACTAGATATAGNTGGTTTATTAGAAGATGACATAAATTATGTNAGTGATGCTAGTTCTTATTTAAATTATTCTTATTTTGAAAGAAAAAATAAAGAAATTCTTCCAGATANAGATTTANCAGGTAGAGATTTTTTAGGTGAAATTTGTCAAATAGTAGGAATANATAAACAAGTGGTAATTGACAATAATAAAAACACAGGAGGNGTACAATATATACTAAAAAACATTGATGCTTCTATCTGGAAAAAAATTGAAGAAGATGTAATTAAAATAAGAAAACATTTATTACAAGTTAATAAAGAATTCTATAAAGATGAAAATGCAGGTATACAATCCTGGTGTGCGGATCTTTGGGCTGTACAATTTAATCTTTGGTATTTTAACAAAACTACACAGGTTACAAATAAACTAAACTTTGCTTGGGCATCTGACCCAATTATAAAACTAGAAAATTCTCCAATACTACATAATGCTGGAATAGTGGCTGAATTTCAAAATGGACATAATTGCTTCTATAAAGGAAAATATCACCAAGGAGCAGATCCTACAAAAGATTTAGGGTTGGTGCTAAATGATGAAAACTCTAAAAAATTCTGTACATGGTGGTATGCATATAAACTAAAACAATTAAAAGAAAAATATAACTTAAATTATAATTAAAAAATGGCAACAAACAAACGTGATCTCAAAGCATATGTACGCTTTGATGGTACAGGAAGAATAGTTCCTGGGAGCTTAGTGCTTAGACGAAAAAAACCTAAAGTTGGTAAATGGCAAGAAATTATTGGATATGAGTGTTGTAATTACACACCTCCTGTTCCCTCTACTACTACCACCACCACTACTGTAGCACCTACTACTACCACAACTACTACTCTAGATTAATTATAAACATGGCAACTAATAAAAGAACACTAAAAGCTTATGTAAGATTTGATGGGACAGGAAAAATTATTCCTGGTTCATTAATTTTACAGCGTTCCAAACCCAAAGTGGGAAATTGGAAAGAAATCTTAGCGTATGAATGTTGCAATTCTTTAGCAGATTGCTCTATAAACACATATGTAGTGAATGATTATATTTGTGATTATTTCGTATAACAATTAAAAAATAAAGAAAATGCCTTTAATAACAAGAGAAGGAAAAGGAAGTAAATTAACTATCCAAGAAATGGATGGTAATTTAGAGTATTTAGAACAACTTTCATTAGGAGTACCAACTACTAGTGAAGAAATTCAAACATTAATCCTTAATAATGGGTTGTTTCCAGGAACAATTTATAAAATTTCAGGATTTAATAAAAACATGCCTATTGGGGATTTAGAAAATCCTAATGGCTACTTACCAGAAGTGTTGTATGATGATGGTACTGATAGTGGTGTGACTATTTACATGAAAGCTTTAACAACTAACACTTTATCAAGTAGTGGCTGGGGNGAATTTTATAATCCTAAATATGGAGACCAAACAACATATGAGAATACAGATGGGACAGGTTTATATGGAATATGGGATGGAGACAACCCAGACCCATTAGAAGTTCCTGAATATACAGTAGACCAAGTTGTGTTTTGGGGAGGATATGCTTGGAAAAACCTAATAGGAAATGTTGGAACAGCTGAAAATGTGATAACACTAAATTCAGATGATTGGGAAAAACTTCCATATTCAAATACTACTTATTATGAATTAGTAATAGATGAAGTTAAAGTTGATTGGAACAATGAAATAGTGATAGGAAGAACTAATATTGAAAATCAAATTACAGTTGAATTTAATGCTGACCAATATTGGTGGTGGATGGGGTTATACAGCGACATTCAAACAAACCCAATTTCAGTTATGGGTTGGGGTTTGTATTCTAAAATTACACCTGAACAACTAGATAATGGTTTTTATGGGATTTCAAATTTACATATAATCAATTCTAATTGTGAAACTGTAAATTTTAAAGGTTATGAGATACTAAATATAGATATGAATTCATCTTATTTTAATAATAATTATATAGGAAAGGGCTCTTCTATTACCGAGATTATTATGAATGTATTTAGTAATTTTATAAATAACATATTAACTAAAAATAGTTATATTTATGATATTACATTAACTAATAGTTATATTGCAAGTAACACATTAGAAGAGGGAAGTATTCGAAATAACACATTAATTAATAGTATTATTGATACTAACATATTAACGGGTAATAGTAACATTTCTTTTAACATATTAACTATGCAAAGTGGTATTAAGTATAACACATTAGATGATAGTAATATTTCTTTTAATACATTAACTAATGGTGATATTATGTATAACACATTAAATAGTAGTTCTATTTATGGTAATACCTCAATGGTGCGTTATCTACAACCCAGTGATTTTGGTGGTTCTCAATTGTTTTTTAGTTATATTCAAAATAACACATTAACTAATGGTTCTATTCAAGGTAACACATTAACCATTAGTAAGATTGAAAATAATACATTAATTACTAGTAAGATTGAAAATAATACATTAACTAGCTCAAGAATTGACTTTGGCACTTCAAAAACACTATCTTCTAAAACATTACAAAAAATATATGCTAGAGATGTAAATATTAATGAAGATATTTCAGCAGCAACAGATATATTTCTAAATGTTGAAAAGAATATTTATACTAGGTTAGATGGAACTAAACGTTTAAGTTATTTTAATAATTCAGATGTTGCCACAATAGTAAATGTAAACGCATAATATTAACAAATAAAAATAGATAAAATGGAAAATTATTTAATAGTGGAACTTCCACAACCAAAAACAGTAAAAGCTCTTGGTAATAGAGATGTAGAAATTTCAAAAATTGAAATTTTTGAAATGACTGATAATCCAGTTAAAAAAGAAGTTTGGGTTAAATGTCGTAACCATCCTACTAGAATCCTATTATGGAAAAGTGAAGCATATGATGCAATTGGCCAATGGGCTAATGATGATGTTATTTCTAGAGTTTTAGAACTATATTCTTAAAATTATAAACCAATGACGTTAATAACAAGACAAGAAAAAGGAAGTAAATTAACCATTCAAGAAATGGATGGTAATTTAGAATATTTACAAAGTTTAGCAAGACCTTACAAGGTTTACACAGCTCTACTATCACAAAGTGATACAAACAATCCAACTGCTGATGTATTAGAAAACACATTAGGATTTAACTTAAACTGGCTTAGAAATGGTAATGGGTTATATAGTGCAAACCATTTCCAAAGTTTACCTAGAAATAAAACTTTTTGCTTTCATGGTGATTATTATGATATGTCTTTAGATGATAATATTTTATTTTTCACAGATGATGATGGCGATGTAACTGAGGGTTTTATTGTTTACAGATCTGTTGAAGGTGTGTTCGCGGATCAATTTCAGTACTTACCTATAGAAATAAGAGTATATAATTAAAAAAACTAAAATGGCACTATCTATATTTCCAGAAGATATGATGAAATCATCATCAGCTGAAAGCTTAACACTAGAGGGTATAGCTGCAAAGCTTACACACTTCCATGAGCAGCTACATTTGATACATTGGCAAACTAGTTCATACGCAGAGCATCAGGCAACTGGTGCTTTGTATGACTATATACAAGATTTTAAAGATGGGCTAATTGAAAAAATTATGGGCTATACAGGTAAAAGACCTGGTTTATATAAAATAGAACCACTTACAAATTGTACAGCTAGTGAATGTGTTAATAATCTTCTTACGTTTGCAAGTTCTTTAAAAAAATATGGAGAAATAAATGCCTATCATGATGTATGTAACTTAGCAGATGAGTTATCAGGGCAAGCTGCAAAAACACGTTACCTATTAACATTATCATAAATGGAAAACCCTGTTATATATAAAATAACAAGCCCTAGTGGTAAAATCTATATAGGACAATCTTGGAGTTGGATAAAAAGAAAAAGTGTCTATAAAAGATTGTCCTGTAAAAAACAAATTAAAATATATAATTCTTTAAAGAAATATGGACATGATAATCATATAATTGAAATTATAGAAAAATTATCTTTAGATATTTCTCAAGAAGATTTAAACTCTAGAGAAGTTTATTGGTGGAAATACTATGAAGATTTAGGGATTAAAATGTTAAATATCAGATATCCAGGAAGTAATGGTAAAATGTCTCAAGAGTCTATTAAAAAAGCAGTGCAAACTAGAAAATTAAATGGATATACACCATCTAAAGAAACTATAAAAAAAATAGTAGAAACTAGAAAAGCAAATGGTTATGTACATTCAAATGAAACTAAGCAAAAAATAGGAAATAAACATAAAGGAAAAGAAATAAGTCTAGAAGTCAGAAATAAAATAAGTTTAAAATTAAAAGGAGTTCCATTATCACCAGAACATAGAATTAAAGTAGTAGAAGCATTAAAAAGACCTTCTTCAGATTCTAAAAAAATAAAAATAGGATTGGCAAATAAAGGAGAAAATAATGGAATGTTTGGAAGAACTGGACATTTAAATACAACATCAGTTAAAGTTATTAATGTAGTAACAAAAGAAATATTTGGATCTATTGCTGAAGCAGAAAGAAATAATGGTTTTAAAAAAGGAGAATTAGTTTATAGGTTAAATAAAGCTAAACAAAATACTACAAATTTTAAATATCTTGAAGATGTGTTACACTAACTTTAAACATTTTCCTTCCATTAATTTAGATAACGATGAAGTTTTTTTTCAACATCTAATTGCTATTGTTGATTCAGTTGATGAGCTTTGTAGTATTGAAATAACAAAACTTTCAAACTCTTATAGAATTAGAATAGCTCCAAGTATTCCTGTATACAATAATATGCTTATAGAGGAAATATTAAAGTTTTGTAATTTGTTCAAAATAAGAATAGACATGAGTAAGAGTATAAAAACATCTTCAGTGCTTTCTTTCAACATAGGTATAGACTAAAGCTTTTATGAAAATATATGAACCAAAAAACAGAATAGATGTTATAACACCAAAAGGTGATGGCATTATCTGGATTATTACAGACTATGGACACGAAACTGATACTATATATACAATAATAATAAATCAAACAGGAGAATTATGGCAATATACCCATAAGGATCTTATTGTTAAACCTAATATAACATTTAAACGCTATGTCAACAATTAAAAGACCTATTAAAAAGGCACAAGACGGAGTAGAAGTTGATCCTGGAAAGAGAAAAAATTGGAAAGGAGAATACTCTAATACATCTGAAGGAGAAAGAATAGATGCAGTAAAAACTATTAAAAAAAAGAATGGAAACGTTAAAACTAAAAGGATAGGTTATTCTTATGGTTATACTCCTGGAGATAGTAGAATTGAAAAAACAGTAGTTAATTCTAAAGGAGATACTATTAGCAATAGAATAAAACCTATTAGTGTAAAACGAGCATCTAAAGCATTAGACAGAAATTTACTTAATAACAAAAATGGTGGATCTGTTAAAAAGAAAATGCAAACTGGTGGTTCAATTGGAGCTCAAGCTGTAAAAGAAGACAAAAGACAACAGAAAAGGCTTTCTAGAATCAAAGAAACTAATCCAGAAAGGGCAGCTAAAGTTGAGAATAGAATGGTGAAGAGAGCTGATAGAGCATTAGGTGTTAGAGGGGCTGCTTCTAGACTTAGAGTTGGTAATAGAGCAAAAAAGAAATAATGCTTAATTCAAATATTCCATCATTTAAATGTCTTGTTAGACTTTCTCATTTTACAAAAAATGAAGAAGATAGAGATGTTTATCATAATGGATATGCTTTTGGAATACAATCTGTAGAAGGGAAAATATTGACATTCCATGTAATGACAGATTATGGAATGCTTAGAAGTAGAGTTCCTATTAGTGAAATATTTTTAAAAGCTCCAGATGCAGATATTCCTAATCACTATAAACAACTTTGGGATTGCTTCTCACAAAATGTGATAACCACCAAATTTGACTATTTAAATGGAAAAAGATGTCAAGTGGTGTTTAAAAATAGTGAAAAAGTATGGGCAACATATATGTTCACTGTAGATTGGTTTAACAATCCTTATTCAGATGAACCAAGTGACTACAAATGTGGTCATATATTAGTAGCAGATGATGGGTATTTATTATGTCAACCTAATAATCGAATTTATTGGAAAGATAGTAATTGGATAACAAAAGAATTTCCTTTAGAAAAGAAAAATATTAAAGTGGACAACACACTTGTTTCTGTAGAGAGTTATTCTGATAGATGGGTGAGTGAAGACACAGATTCATTTTATTATAACATTAAAGAATAACAACATGGCAAAAACACCAGCATGGACTCGTTCTGAGGGTAAAGATCCTAAAGGAGGTCTTAATAGAAAAGGAGTAGCTTCTTATAGAAAACAAAATCCTGGTTCTAAATTAAAAATGGCTGTAACAACAAAACCTTCTAAACTTAAGCCAGGTAGCAAAGCTGCTAATAGAAGAAAAAGCTTTTGTGCCCGAAGTGCTGGACAGATGGCAAAATTTCCCAAAGCAGCTAAAAATCCTAATAGTAGATTAAGATTAGCAAGAAAAAAATGGAACTGTTAATTTAAACATATGCCTTCATTAAAAATTAAAGTTAACTGTTATAATTGTTCAAAAGAATTTGAACGAGGAAAATATGATGTTAATAGAACTCTTAAAAACAGAGGTGCTATATTTTGTAGTATAAAATGTAGTAAAGACTATAATAATAAAGAAATATTAGAACAAGGTTTTTCTAAAACTAAGCTTTGCACAAAGTGTAATATTGAAAAACCAAGAACTATTGAAATTTTTTCTAAACATTCTAAGACTTTAGATAAACTTGATAGTTGGTGTAAAACTTGTAGATCTACTTATAGAAATGAATTTAGACGAGGTCTTTATAGAGATATGATTTCTGATGAAGAGTTGATCGAACTTTTAAAAACTGAAAGTTGTACTATTTGTGGAGCTAAAGAAAAATTAGTAGTCGATCATTGTCATAAAAATAATTTCGTAAGAGGAATGTTATGCAATCATTGTAATAGAGGATTAGGTCATTTTAGAGACGATCCTATGTTGTTAGAATTTGCTCAAAAATATCTTCAATATTTTAGTGAAGATGAATTAGATAAAACAGACTATAATAACTATATAGAAAAATATGGCAAAAAAACTAAACAAATTAGGTGTTGAAAATTCTTTATGGAACAACATCCGAGCTAATAAAGGCCCTGCCAAAAAACCTAATGGAGAACCTACAAGAAAAACTCTTGCTCTTCGCAAGTGGAACTGCTAATACATTTATAAAATGAGAACAATAAAAAAAGCACAGACAGGAGATAGTCTTTCTCCTTATATGAAAAAAAGAGCGGAACAGCAATTAATTAAAGAGAAAAATACTAAAGCTAGAGATTCTGTTTTGAATAGAAATGCTGCAGCTAGAGGAATGACAAGAGAACAAGTTCGTGCTCAACAAAAGAAAGATGCTAAAAAGCCTGATGCTACTTCTTGTAATTTAAATGATCCTAATTTTAGCTCTACAAAATGTGGTATTAGTAAAAAAGCAGCAAAAAAATCTAAATCTGATTTTAAAAAAATGAAATCAGGGGGAATGTTAAAAAGAGCTGATGGATCTTATTCTAAAAGAGGGTTATATGATAATATTCGTGCTAATAAAGGTTCTGGAAAAAAACCTACAAAACAAATGCTTCAACAAGAACGTAAAATTAAATCTAAAAAATAATGAAAACAATAATGAAAGCCCAAAAGGGTAAAAAAGTAGGACCTGAAAGCAAAGCAACAGGTGTTGTTGTATCTAGAAAGGATGAAAAAGCTAATCCTGATGATTTTAAATATTTAAGAAAATCTGAAAAAGCAGCCAGTGAAAAAGCTCTTAAATCAAAAGGTAAACCTAAAGCTAAAAATGGTAAATCATTTCCTGATTTAAATAAAGATGGAAAGATTACAAAAGCTGACATTCTTAAAGGACGTGGTGTTATAGCTAAGAAAGGATCTACAGTTAAAAAAACTATGAAATCTGGTGGAAAATTAACCAAATGCAAATATGGGTGCAAGTAAAATAACATTTGGAAAAGCTAAAAAATCAGGAGCACCAAGAAAAGCACCTAAAGTGAAAGCTCCTAATCCTAAGAAGCCTAACTTTATGAGAGAAGCAGATGTTATTCAAAAAAGATCATCTGCTCAACAACCAATGAAATCTAAAAAATTATCAAAATAATACTTTAAAGATGAATAAATTTTTATTAGGAGCTCTACTTTTATTGAGCACAATTACTTTTTCTCAAAGTTTAGAAGAAATTTCTACTCAAAGAAAAGTAAAAATAGATACAAGTGACTTTGAAAGAAGTTATTCAAAAGAAGGTGTTGATTATGAATTACATGATGTAATAGATGGAAACCCTATTTATTTACAAACATTTAACGTAGTAGCTGCAAAAAGCACTAGAACTAATTTTGTAAATACTCTTGGGTATAAAGGAGAAGGACAGACACTTTATATATGGGATTCAGGTAGAGTCTTACTTTCACATCAAGAATTTGAAGGTAGAGCATTAGTAGGAGATGAATCATCACCAACAAACCATGCAACACACGTTGCTGGTACTATGATTGGTGCTGGTATAATTTTAGAAGCGAGAGGTATGTCCAGTAAAGCAAACATAGTTACATACAATTGGACAAATGATGTATTAGAAGCTTCTACTGCTGCTCAAAATGGAATGTTTATATCTAACCATTCTTATGGATATGTATCTACTAATATGCCTTTAGCTTCATTTGGAGCTTATCAAAACAGAGCTAGAGAGTGGGATTTAGTTTTACATAACAATCCATACTATTTACAAGTTATAGCCGCTGGGAATGATGGTATGTTTGTTGGCAATACAAGCCCAATTGACCCAACAAAACCAAACTACGATAAATTGACAGGTATGGCTACAGCTAAAAATAATTTAGTAATAGCTGCTTCTGAAGATGCCAATGTTTCTAATGATGGAAATTTAATTTCTGTACTAATTTCAAACTTTTCAAGTCAAGGACCTACAGATGATTTAAGAATTAAACCAGACCTTGCAGGTAATGGTAGAGGATTATATTCAGCATCAAGTAACTCAAACACTTCATATACTTCTTTATCTGGAACCTCAATGGCTTCACCAAATGTATCAGGAAGTTTAGCTTTATTACAACAATATTCTCAAACTAATTTTGGTTTTCCTTTAAGAGCTTCTTCAATAAAAGGGTTAGCACTTCATACAGCAGATGATTCTGGAATAATTGGTCCTGATGCTAATTTTGGTTGGGGGCTGTTAAACACTAAAAAAGCAGTTGAAGTACTTCAAAATAAAAATAATTTAAGTAAGATTGATGAATTGGTTTTAAACAATGGAACAACATATTCAACTACAGTTACATCTGATGGGTTTAGTGATTTAAGAGTTTCTATATCTTGGACAGACCCCGCAGGAACAACTAAAACTTTATTAAATGACTCAACACCAGTTTTAGTTAATGATTTAGACATTAGAGTTACTAAAGGAAATGTAACTTATTTTCCATGGGTGCTAACAGGTGTAGATACAAATACAAAAGCTGACAATAATAAAGATCCTTTTGAAAGAGTTGACATTCCAAATGCTAGCGGTGAATATATTATTTCAGTGTCTCATAAAGGGGTTTTTAATAAATCCACAACATTACACTTTAATAGTTACAGGTATTTCACAAGGAGATGTTATTTGTTCTGTAACTACCCCTACATTTTTCCAAATTCCTTCAACTACTTCAACAACAGCTAGCTCTTCATGGAGCTTCAACCCAGGTGGTTCTTACGAAATACGTTATAAAAAANTAAGTGATATTACATGGATATCTCAACCAGTTAGCAACACAAATTATATAATAAATAACTTAGCCCCAGATACAGATTATGAAGCTCAAGTAAGAGGTGTTTGTAATGGGGTATACTCAGAATACACTCCTGTTGTTACATTTAAAACAAAAAAGGAGTGCTCTTCAAATACACCAACAGGTACTACAATAACAAACATTACTTCGGTATCTGCAAAAGTTATTTGGCAAGGAGAACAAAATTCAACATATCAAGTTAGATTTAAACCTCTAACTAGTACAACTTACACTACATTCTCATTAACGAGTAATTCTATAATTATTAGTGGGTTAGTTCCCAGTACAATTTATCAACTTAATGTGAGAAGTATCTGTGAAAATGGAATAGCATCAAATTGGGGTTCAGAAGTTCAATTTACTACATTAGAGGGGTGTATTGCTCTTCCACCAACTTCTTGTACTTTTTCAAACATAACAACAACAAGTGTTACTGCAACATGGAGTCCAGTTGCATTAGCCACATCTTATGGTATTAGATGGAGACCTGTAAATGCTACAACATGGTCTGTTAGTAGTAGTACATCTACAAGTAGAAACATAATAAATTTACTACCAAACACTAACTATGAGCTATTACTTAATTCTTCTTGTGAGACTGGTACTATTTCTGGATACAGTCAACCATTTTATTTTAAAACTTTATCAGATGGGGTAATAACTCCATGTATACCAGGTATTCCATTAAATGGATCTACTAACAACATTACAACAAATTCTACTAGTATTTCTTGGACAGGAATAGCAGAACAGTGGGTGGTATCTTATAATAATATTATACTAACAACAACATCAAACTCTACAACCTTAACAAACTTACAACCATCTACCACATATAATGTAGAGATAAGAGGTAAGTGTATTGAAAGTGGTTTATTATCATCACCTATTATAGTTACATTTACAACAAATGAATTAGAATGTATTGCTACAACTCCAACAGGAGTATTATTCTCAGACTTTACATCAACATCATTTAAAGCAAGTTGGAATGAAGTTAATTTAGCAACTTATCAAGTAAGGATTGGTAAACAACAAGGTCAAACTGTTTGGACTACATATAATGTGAATACAAATTCTTTTACATTTAATGGATTACAACCAAATACTAAATACAGAGTTCAAATTAGCACAGTATGTAGTAATAGTCAATCATCATGGACAAATAACAATAATGTAACTACATTAAGAAATAATCAAAGCTCATTAGCTGTTGAAGAAAAAAATCAAGTTATTATAAAAGATGATTATATTTTTACTAATTTTGATTATCAAAATATTCAAGTATATGATTTGCTAGGAAGACTTATTTCTGATAACAATTATGTTCCTGTAAAAAATCAATTAGTAATAGTAATTATAGACAATAAATCATTTAAACTTAAAAATTAAAAATTATGCCAACATTTATTAAAGCAGGTTTATGGAAAAAAGCTAAAAAAGCTTTAGAGGGAGAATTAAATTTAACTTCTCTAATACAATCTTTAATTCCCCCTCCTGTACCTCCAGAAGCCACTTACAAAGTTTATACTGCTATAATTTCTCAGACTGGAACAAATGCTCCAGTAGTAGAGACTTTACTTGAAAATACTTTAGGAGGAACAGTTACTTTTAGTTATTCTGGAGTAGGAGAGTATTATGTTAACTCAAGTAATTTATTTACAGGAGCAGGAAGTATTGGAGCTGCTAATAAAACAGCTATAATTATATCCCCAGGAAGAAGGACTGGAAATTTATGTGTATATGGTACTACCTTAGGAGGACCCTCAGTTTTAGTAATATATACATATAATAACTCAGGGACTTCTACTAATGGGATTATGACAAGTACTTTGTTAGAAATAAGAGTTTATAATTAAACGCCCCTATATATTTTCTGTAATATATAAAAAAAGTCCTCTAAATGAGGACTTTTTTTGTTTCTTCTACCCAATCTTTAGACCAATGTGGGGTTAGTTCATATCTACCAGCAGGTTCTTTTCCTTGTTTTATATATTCTTTAGCTTGTTCTAAGAATAATTCATAGCCACTTTTTTTATTTTCTTTGTCTATTCCATATTGAGAAATATGTGCTCTACCAGAGCTCCATCTATATAAAAATTGTGGGTTTGATTGACAAACAGGTAATGGTTCAGATACTTTTAAATATTCTTTTATTTTAGCATTAAAAGCTTGATCTTCTCCTGAGTTTATTTCAGGTATTTGACCCGCTTTATAAAATAAATCTTTAGTTATTATATGAGCTCCAGAAGTTTTTCCTTTATCAAAGGATAACTTTCCTCCATATATAATATAATAAGGACCCTCAAACACAAATTCAGAATTATATTCTTGCATTGCATTAACCATTCTACTAATTCTTCCAGGTAAGTGTATATCATCATCTCCCCAAGTAAGAAATACATCTCCTGTAGCATAACTATATGCTTTATTTCTTTTATTACCCAAATTGGGAGTTCTTTCTGGAATATTAATTACCTTAACTAAAGGATGTTCAAATACTAGTTCTTGATCTATAAAATCATTACAAACAATTAACTCTTTTTCTCCTAAATAATCTTGTTTTAAAAAAGATTCTATAGCTTCTTCTAGTAAATATGCCCTAGCAAATGTAGGGCATACACATGAAACTTTTGGATAGTTCATTACCAAACCATAATAACATCAAAAGGACTAACAAGTAATGCTTGTTCGTCTTCTGATAATGGAATTAACGGAGCTTTTTGTAAAGCTTGAGGATCTACAAGAACTACATCTCCTTTTTTAACAGATGTAACAAGATCTCCTACACTATGTACAGTTAACCTAGACATTTTTTTAAGCATTTCTTTTTCAAGAGCCTCTTTAGTGTTTTCATCTACAATTAACTTACTCTCTTCTTTCTTAGGAATTTCTAAGAAGATTCTATTTCCTAATAATTTCATAATTAATATTTTAAAGTTAATAGTTTAACAATATTCATTTGAGCATTAAGAATTTCTCCAATCGTATGGTTAAATAATTGGTGTCTTAAGTTTAGATCAATGTGATCTTGTTTACCTTCATAAAAAGAAGCATTAACCATATCTGCCAATTCAGCACAAAGTTCTTTTACTTTTTGTACTTTCTCATCCCCAGATGAGTTAAATGTTAACCCTACTAATTTTTCTCCAAAAGTCATTTCTCTTGATTCCATTATTTAAAATTTTTAATTCTTTCATTTAAAATATCTAAATAAAAACACATATGATAGTGTTGTTTATTTAGTCTAGATTGTTCATCTGCTTCTAAATTAGTATAGTTAGAATTATCTAAAATAAATGCTCCTAATTTATCAACTTTTTCTTTTAGCTCATCTTTTTCTTGAATCACTCTTTCTTGATGTGGTGCCATATTATTCAATTCTTAGAAGATTAAAGAATCTTTCTCCATCTTCCGTAGATAAATGAATCTCTGATTGCACTGTTTGTCTAACACTTTTATACCCTTTCATTTTGTTAGTTTTAACATCAATATCTGGCTCTTGTGTGACTCTTTCATTAAAATCATCTAATACCACAATAACAGATCCATCTGTGTGTGTAACGCTTCTAATAACTTTGTTTATATTGAAAGAATCTCTGTATTCTTTTTCTTCTAATAAACGTGTGTAAAAAAATTGGTTTTTCATATAATTAATTTTAAATTAAACACTAACTACTAATACCCAACAATGAGTATATTTAATAGGAGGGAATCTTTCTCCTTTTGACAGAGCAATAATTTCTTCTCCATTTCTATACAAACCACTTACAGATGCTTTTTCTCCTGTGTGATGTATTACTTCTTCGCTATTCATTTCTAATAACTTTAACAATAATTTTTTAATCATAATTTAAATTGTATTTAATTAGTAATTTTTTTCTTCTATTATTTATTTCTTCATACCTATACATGTCACTTTCAACTTGTTCATGTTCTAGAAGAGACAAAATAACAATATTTTCTTCATCAAAACAAGCTTCTGGATATTTATTTTTTGGTAAAATGTGATGAAAGTAGACTGATAAAGGCTCTTTTCCAAGATATTCACCGCTTATTTCTGATTTATGTGGTTTTATTTTCCATATATCAATAAAAAATTCAAACATTTTATGTGTCTTAATCTTTTTATCTATCTCCCTGGAAAGTTGTTTAGATGTTCTTTTTTGTATGGAGCTACCAACACCTAATTTAGATGTTGGCTCCATACGATTAGTTAGTTGTTTTTTTGGTTTATGCAAAAAGCAATATTCACTTTGTGCATTTTTACCACACACTTTACANTTCATTATGTGTGGGATTGGTTAGATAAATGAAAAGTAAGGTGATCATTAATAGTTCTTACACCACCAGAAATAGGNGGTATGGTTTCTAACACTTTTCTTTCTTCTTCAATATTTCTATTAAGAGCAAGCTCTTCTGTAAATTTATCTGGGTAACGAGATTTTAATTTATCAATATTAGTTTGCATAATTTCTCTTAAGTCCCAACCATTCATATTACAAAAATTAGCAATGTACCACATTACATCTCCTATTTCTTCTTTAATGTTTACAAAATCTAATGGTTTTCTATAAGCTATTGTTTTTTTATAAACATCTGCTATTTCTGCAACTTCGGTTTGCATTCCTAGCACCATGTGAATATCATCTAATATTGCTCCATCAATTTTTGCACATGTGCGAGAGGCTTCTTCTTGAAATTTATTAATTTCCATATATTATAATAATTTTAGTTGATTTTTTATTTCTGTAGAATCTATTTCTTCTATAATTTCTACGTCTACACTTTTAATTTTTTCAATTATTTTAGATTTAATTTCATCATAGAAATCACATTCTTCTTTAAGACGTTGTTTAAACTCTTCAAGAGGATATTTAATTCCATCAAATGTATAAGTTTGGCCATATTTTTTACCTATTTCAAAATCACTTGCTAATTCCATAATTTCTGTAAATCTGTCAATACCTTCTCCATATACAATCTCAAATTGTGATTGTCTATATGGTGGAGACATTTTATTTTTTGTAGCTTTCACTTTAGTAATATTACCATAAGTTACATCTCCTTCTTTAGCTAAAGATTTACTAACTTCTATTCTAACATCACTATAAAACTTTAAAGCATGCCCCCCTTGAGTTGTAGTTGGATTACCAAACATAATTCCAATTTTCTCTCTATACTGACTCACCACAACAACACAAACATTAAATTTATCTGTTAATGATTTAATTTTTGGATAAGCTCCACTATTAAGTCTTGCTTTAAGTCCTATAGAAGAATCTCCTACATCCCCATCTAGTACTTTTTTAGGAATTAAACTTGAATCAGAGTCAATAATAATAAGATCAACCTCTCCTGTCTGAATCATTTCTACAACTATATTAAACCCTTCTTCTCCGCAAGAAGGTTGAGCAATTAACATTTTGCTAGTATCTACGCCTAATTGTCTAAAATAGTTTTTATCAACAGCATGTTCACCATCAATATAAACAACCTTTCCTCCATTAGCTTGACAATTTGCTACAAGATGACCACAAATAGTTGATTTGCCTGTACCTTCCCATCCCATTAATTCATACATTTTGCCTTTTACAACACCTCCAACCCCTAATGTAACCCAATCAAAAGCAATTGATCCTGTACTAATAACATCATATTCTCCAAATGGTTTAGAATCTAGTGCTAATACAGTTCCTACACCGTATTGTTTGTTTAACTTATCCAGAGCATCCTGGAACTTATCTTTACTCTCAGTAATTTTTGTTTTTGCCATTTCTGTTTTGGTTTTATTATTACAAATTTATTAATTTTTATGCATATTTCCTAGTGTTTAAAGGGTAAAAAAGCCCTAGAATAAATAAATTTCTAGGGCAATCTCACAATTTAAAAACAAATACAGAAATATATTTTTATAAGCTATAAAGTTAAATTTTGAAATAGTTTTCTAATTTTTTCTCCAAGCTCCTGATCATTTGGTGTTGAATCAACTATTTTTTTTATCTGCTCCATAAACAATTTTTCACTCATTTTCTAAATTTTTAAGTTGTTCCTCTAAAATTTCAAAAGCTTCTTCTATAGCAACTAATTCAGCTTCTTTTCTACTAGAGAAATTACTATTATTTTTATTTGTTGCATTTAATGCAATACCAAATTCTGCATTTTCAAAATTTCCAGGAGTCTTTGTCCATACTGATATACAAATAAAAATTTTATTCTCATCAAACACATCAAATAAGTTTCTTGGATTAGAATCTATAAATATTGAAAGTTTATTGTTGTCAATTTTTTGTTCTAACATAAAATTTTTAAAATCTTCAGGAACTGATGTATCTCCCTGGATTGATTTAATCATTTTTTCCATAAACCAATCTCTAACCACTTCAGCAGATAGAGGATATTTTTTTAATAATTCTATTGAATTCATAAATACACTTCTTTTTGTTTAATTAATTCTATATGTTTTTCTGACCACCAATCTCTTTCATAATCAAATTCATCTAATGAATCTAAGTTATTTGTTGATTTATATTTAATATCATAAAATATTGATATTATATCTGTTACTGTTGGCATTTTTTCTTCTCCAAATTCTTTAAGGAGCTTTTGATATATTTCTTCGTTATACATATTATTTAAAGTTTTTAATATTTAATGTTTCTCTTTCTAAATCAAAACCTTCCCACACTTCAAAATCTTTTCCTATAACACTGTTTAAATCTACCCCTAACTTATCTTCCCAAAACTCAATAAGATCTTCTGTCTTATTAAATATTCTATATTGTAAAGATAGTTCTTTTTTAGGTATAGAGTTTAATCCTTTAACAGAAATTTCTTTTGGAAATAATTCTTTAAATTTTTCAGATGTTTTAGAATATTTTCCCTCTTTAATTAATTTAAAATCATCTTTAAATTCTTCATCAAGAGAATATACAACAACAACATATCCATTTTTATAGTCATAGTCTTCTATAATAGATTTTGTTCTTTCATATTCTTCATCTAAAAATTCTCTGAATTTATCTAAATTAATAGGGTTAAATAATAAATATATTGAATTATTATAAACTTCTTCTTTATTTATGTCATTTATATATCCATTAATAAATCCATTATTTATTAAAGCATCTTTAGGTACTTTTAGTGTGGGAACCATAAAGATGCTGGTTATTGTTTTGCTTATTTTCATCCTTTGATGTTTACTATTCCGTTAGACAAATAATTTTTGTGACTTATATCCCATGTGTTAGAAGAAATACACCAGCTTAAAGCTGATATTAATTCTCCTACACCTGGGTAAGTTCTTCCCTTATGTGTAAATCCTTTATATGCATCTAACATATCATCTATATTAAGTGTGTATATTAAAGGTTGATAATAATTAGAACTATCACAAACAATAAATTTTAAATAGTCCACTCTATATCCATAATACTCACTTTCTACATCTGTAGTTAAGTGTAACATTGCCTGATAATATAAATATGCTTGAATATAAGCTCTTCTATATAAATAATATTCTTCATAAAAGTTTTCCACACTCCAGGTGCACTTAAGATCATATGGCTTAATAACTTTTTCATTATGATCAATAATACACTTGTCTATCATACTTTTAAACTGTAAACCATCAATTGTATACCCTTCAACTTGCATTTGGTTTACAACTGTGTATCTGGAGCTACTAACAAGATTAATAATTGGAGCTGTTATATAACTAGTTTTAAGTGTTTCAACAATCTTTTCAGCAATAGTAATTTCTGTTGAATTAACTACAGTTAGATTATTAGTTCTAACTTTTCTAATTTCATTATAATAAATTTCAGCATCACTACCTACAAATTTATTTATAACAGCTTCATATTTAATTTTAAACCCAGACTCTTTATAAGCATCTTCTAAAAGCTCATCCATAGGTCTTGTAACTTTGCCAGATTCATCTGTACAATCTCTTGTTTGTCTGTAAAGAGCCTCTACAAATTCTAACATAAGTCCTGTTGGTGTAGAAAGACAAGCTGATAGATAAAACCTATTATCAAACTCTTCTGGCTCCATAAGAATAGTTTCTACAAGTTTTCCCATATTAGCAGCAAAGTTTTCTTTTTCCTCAACCACTTCATTAAGTACATATTTTCTATAATACTTTTTTCTGTCCATTGAAAAATCTTTCAATGAACTACTACTATCAAGCATAAGAGCTCTATAGTTTGCTTCTGTTTTTGTTTTTCCTCCTATCATTTTTTTTGGTTTTAGAATTATTAATTGTTTTATCATAGCATGATAAATGTTTATGTGATGCTTTTTTGTAAGTTCTTTGCCAATTAAATATTTGTGAATCTTCATCACATTCTATTATCTTTACAGGTTTATTTTGTATATCTTTATTAATAAGATATTTTAACCTTTTTTGGTTTTTTAAAGATTTATTGCTTAACATAATTAATTAATATATTTTAATCAATTTACCATCCCACTCAGCTCCATTTAATCTCAGCTGTCCTTTTCTAGAAGTTACATGTACTCCAGGAATACTATTTAGCCTATCTCTTGTAGTAGATGTATTATATCCAGCAGTTGTAATTTCTAAATCATTGTTATTATGATGTAAATAAGCTATTGGATGTGTAAATAATAATAGAATAGTTGTAAATTCTCCTACATACACTTCTGTATTATTTTTTTTAAATCTTTTTTTATTATAAAAAGCTTTAAGTGCTTCTTGAGTTATTTTTCTCATATTAAATTACTATTTTAATATTAATATTTAATTTTTTACAAATGTTTTCTAAACTAGAAAATTTCATTTCATTTTTATTTTTAAGCCAGTCATGTACAGAATTTTTATCTAAGTCTATTTTATGTCCCATTTCAACTTGTGTACAATTTTGTTGATGAAATATTTTTCTAAAAGTTTCATTTGTTTCGTAACTTTTCATACTTTTCTTCTAATATTTTGTGGTATATTTTATTCACTGATTCTTTATTACAGCCTCTTTTATAATAAAAGTCTATAATTCTTTTAATCCTCTGAAGAGGAGATTGTTTTACACTCATAGTTTAAAAAATAAAATTGATACAATTAATCCAAATAAAGATCCAAATCCTGCTCCTAAAGAATATAAAATTCTTTCTCTTAAAGATCCAAATGCTATTTTTTTAACATTCCAACTCCATATAAGTGATATTATTACACCACAAATAAAGACTCCTAAATAAAATTCTTTACTAAGAAAGTATGTATTAATAGCCACAAAAAACACTTGTATAAATCCTGTTATAAATAATTTCATAAATACTTTTTCTTTAATATTAAATCCCAGTAATCTGTTCTTGTTTTAACACCATCTTTTGTAGAGGTCCATATGCATGGAGATTCTTTTCTAGCTTGCTCTATTCTATTCTTAGTTGCACCCTTAGTTTCTCTGTCATAATACAACCAACACTCCCAATAGTGCACATCATGTTTAGGGGCAAATATTAAAGCTATCTGCCATTTAAAGAATACAAAACTCCATATAGGATTCCACTCATGTCTATAACTATCATATTTAGTTTTCCAACCCAACGATACAAAATTAAAACCTATTTTTTTAGGTCTTGCTTTGCCATCCTTTCCCCACACCCTTGGATAAAAATATGGCACACCAATAGCAATCTTACCGATGTATAGTTTTGGTATGATTGGCTTAAAGGGTGAATTATACACCCTCATCCAGTCTAAATTATATCTTAAATAATTCATAAATACTATTTTTTGTTGCAAATTTAATATAATCTTCCTTTTGTTCTATAATTTCTGTCACTGGTGTAGTTTGCCAAGTAAAGAATTCATTAAATGGAGACATGATTAAGGACCTATCTACAGCTATCTCTTTAAAGGTTGCTTTGTATTTACCATTTTCATGAAATTCTAACCATTTTATATCTTCAGATTGCATTACTAACCCATCTCTCTCTCGAACAAGCTTGTATTGAATATACTCTGTTCCAAAAGCTTCTTCAAATGCTTTTGATAATTCTAAATTACCATCCTCTGTTTGAGATAGTAATATTTTTGGTTGTGCTCCTCCTATCATAATTTTTCTATTTCGTTTTTAACTTCACTATAAAACTCAATTACAAATCTATTTTGCCATTGGTGTTCATCTAATGCTTTTATAATCTCATCAACTGCGATTATTGAAAGTTGTTTAGTAATAAAACTTTCATGTGGAGAATACTCTTCAGACAAAGTATGCTCAATTCTATTGTAGTGTTTCCACCATAATTCTAATGCCTTATCTTTTGGTGTCATAACTTTTCAATTTCTTGTTTTACTTCGTTCCAATAATCAGTTAATTTATCTAATACTGAATGATTGTTCTTTTCGTGTAATAATACTTCATCAACTGTGATTAAAGAAGCTTGTTTTGCAAATTCTATTCCCGTATATTCTCCATAAATAAATAAATATTTATCAAATAACTCTTTCGCTTTTTCTTTAGGTGTACTCATAATAATTCTAATTTACCAGATATTTCTACCTTATGGTCGTTAAATGATATAATCTTTAGCAATACACTTAAGGCAAATGCCTCGTGATAATCCATTCTCTTCTTTGGTCTACTGTGGTTAAAGACAAAGCCATTGCCATCATCCGTAATCGATACTATTTCTTCACCTCGAACATGACTTGACCAATGCTCTGCATTACTTCTAAATAAAATATGCACCACACCTTCTTCTGTTAACTCTTGGGAGTAATCATAATCATACTCTCCATCTACAAATATTTGCTTCATAATTTCTCTGTTATAATTAAGTATCCATTCTCTTTTTCTTCAAACTCTTTTACGATTAAGTCTTTAAAACCAAATGATGATAAAGACATTCCAACACTAATGTAAGGTCCACCGCTTGGATCTACCATATCAATCTTATCTCTTAAACAATCAACCATCTTTACATACTCAGGATATAGATATTGATTTCCCTGATACTCATGTACATCTTTTTTAAATTCTTCTAAAGATAATATATCATCTTCATTTAAACCCTCTCTATCATCTAAATAAGCCTTATACGCTCTTGTATAATCATTTGGCATACCTATTCTGCAATACTCAAAGTTACCTTCCCATAGTACATTACCATCATCTTGTAATGTAAATATGAATACATCACCATACCTGTTTTTATAACTATTTTTCATATTATTTTTTCTTTTACAAGTATTTCTCTCACTTTTTCTATAAGATCTTTAATTGATCCAGTATTGTCAATTACATAATCAAACTCTGTATTGTCTAAAGCTGTTTCACTAGCGTGTGTTGATTGTTTATTTCTTTCAACTAACTTATCCCACTTCTCTTGAGTACCTTCAAATTTAGATCCCCCCATAGGTCTATTAACCCTGATAGTAATACCTCCTCTACTCTTAATAGCTTCTAGTTCATTAGGAAATCTCATGTCTGTAATAATCCAATTAGGATTATTTAATAAACCATTATGCTTATCTTCAAGTAAGTCTCCAAGATTTTTATAAGGAGCATCTTGTGGTTTGTAATCAGCAAACAAACTATTTACCCATACATTTGTATGTACACCTATTCTCATACCTTCTGTACCAAGTTTTTGTAAAAAAGTCCGATATGTCATATTCCAACCTTCAGGCATTTCAAGATTCTTAAATTCTTGGTCTTCCCATTTTTCAATAGAAATACCAGTAAGAAGAGAAGCTATTGTTTTTAACTTTCCTGCAAATTTTTTGATTTCAAACTCTGGACCCTTATTAGTTAAACATAGTTTTTTAATTATCTCACCAACAGTGTCTTTTCCTGAACCTATACGTCCTGATATTCCAATTATACTCATAATTTATTTAATTTTAATTCTATCTCCAAATCTGTTAGAAGCTAAATATATATCAAAATAACAATCTTGCCAATAATATACAGGTTTTTTACTTATACCATCCCAAAAAGATTTATCAAGTTTAACCATTGTTAGTCTACTTATTATATTTTTTATCATATTTCTAATAATTTTATTATTTTTCTAAATGTGTTAATGTCTTTACATTCTCCTAAATAAGCTCCTGTAGATTCTTCATCATCTCCTACATATACAAAAGATATTTTTAATCTATAATCATGTAAACCATATTGTAGTTTAATATTTTCTAAATGATAACCATCTTTTCGTAAAAATATTTGTTTACGTTCAAACCATAAATCAGTGCTTCTATTTTTATATTCCCATCCTTCAGCTTCTATTTGTTCTTTAGTTAGATAGGGAACTCTAACATACTTATCTTCAACTAATAAACATACTTCTGCTAAATCAGTTTTATAAAAAGAGTTTGAATTAGTAAATGTAATTGTTATAGACTCCCATTTACCATGAATATTATTAATTTCACATTCATATCCAACACATAAATCTTCTATATCTGGAGTAAAATATTTATTATTTTCCATTTGTTTTCTTTTTTAATAATTTAAAATTATCTGTTTTAATTTTATGATCTGGTTTACAAAGAATTTGATAACTGGAAATATCTTCTTTTGTTAGTCTTTGTATAAAAGGAACTATATCTTCATACTTACTCAAACTTCCTGCTTCTTCTATATGATCTATTTCTACATCTGCACGCTTAAACCACTTCTTACATTTAGCACATTGGTACTCTTTTTTAATACGTTTATTAACGCTTTGAGAAGGTCTACTAGCAGCTTCTAATGCTAATTGCATAGGTTTCCAGTATCTAAAACCACTTCTTAACATACTTCTTATTTTGCTGAAATATTGACTTTCTGTCATAGTTCCTGCATTTCTAGAAAAAACAGTTGTAGATTTTCTTTTTATAACTTTCTTTGCCATGTGTCTTATTATTAAATAATTATCCCCCAAATATATAAAATAAATGGGGGATAATAAATTTAATTATTTAATAGTATTAATACGCTTGCTTATAGCATCTTTCATTTGATTAAGATTTGCAACAATATTTCCAATCTCTGTAGCAGATATACTTGGAATATTAAATTCATACTTCTTAGCTTCTATAGCAAATCCTTCTTGTGCTTTTTCTGTTAATGATTCTAACTCACGAACAGCATATTCTTCATCAAGCTGTAATGTGTCAAACATTCCATCATGTAGAATTCTTGTAGCTTCTTCTCTTGGAACAGTCATAATAGGAAGATATTCATAACATCTACCTTTATGTGCTCCAATACCAACCACTTTCATAGGATTGACAAGAATAAGTACAGATTGATCACCACAGCCTACGTAATGAATTTGGTCTGAAGTAAAATGTCATTTTGTTATCGTAAAGGCTTTTTATCCTCTACCTCTGGGAGTTTCCTCCTTATCCATTTAGTCTGTGGAATATTCTGATTTATTCATCAGACAGCTCAGCATATATTTTCACCCCTTAGGGGTGTTGGGCACTCGTGGTGGTTTATATTCTTATTTCTAAGTTTCACCCACTATGCGTTACACTGACATAGATTTTTTACTTTCTATGTTTAGCACGGTATTAGCATAATAATTTTTGTTTGCCAGTATTTGAATTATAAACCCAACTCACTACTTTCTCAGGAAATAAACCAATCTTGAAACTATGCTTATACAAGTATTCAGGATAATGAATAATCACTTGTTTTTGTGTGCCGAAAATATCAGCTAACCAATTATAGTAATCGTCCTCATTCATTTTGTCATTGTATTGGTCGTAATGATAACCAATATTAAATGGTGGGTCGCTTACAAAAATACACTTCGATAAATCCAACCCTAAATTTTGCAAAACATCTATGTTATTACCGTTGTAAATCTGAATATCTCCGAGAAAAAACTGCGGGTAACACTCGTTTGGCAAAAAAGCGGGTTCGGTGCTATGTTCAAGTTCTGTAATTCTATTTGTCATTTGTCTTAAATTGAAAGTTTAGTAATTCTAATCCGCTTCTTCGCCAAGCGAGATAACGTTATCACTCAGCTTTTGAAGAGGCGTTTAAAATTTTAAGGCTGTAATAATCTTCACCATCAGCAGCAAGAGGAAATCTTGTCT